TCAAATTAGAATGTTAAATGAAAGAATTGAAGCAAGAAAAGCTGTGTTGATTGCTGAGATGATGGAGGAATTTATGAATGAAGAGAAAAAAATTACATCACAATTTGATAATGATCCAGTCGCAAAATTAAAATCACGTGAGTTAGATCTTGTCGCTCAAGAAAATGATAGAAAACGACAAGAGGGTAATGAAAGGATTAATCTTGATAAGATGAAAGCAATGATGGCACAGTCAACAGACAGTCAAAAATTACAACAAAACGAAGAATTAGCTAAATTAAGAGCAAATACTTCACTAGAAAAGACTATTTTAGCTTCTAAACTTAAAAATAGATTTTCAAATCAATAAAAAAGGAGTATAAAAAACCTATGAAAAATAAAAAGAAAAAAATTGGTCAATCTAAAGAAGTAAATTTTGATAAATTTACTGATAAACAAGGAAATTTACTTGGTGGAATTGATGTTGAAATGTCAAATCCTCAAGAAACTCAAGTTGATCTAGTTCAAGGCCAAGGAAATATACTTCCAGAGAAAAAAAGATCAGCAAAGTGGTACTAAATTATGATTCAAATGTTAGGTGCTGTCGCACCATTAGCTAAAATATTATTCAACACAATTGATAAAGCTGTCTCCGATAAAGATTTACAAGAAAAATTAAAAGCACAATTACAAATTCAATTATTACAATCTAACACAGCGGAACTCAAAGCAGCTGCTAAAATAGTTGAAGCTGAAGCAAAAGCAGGTTGGTTTGCAGCAAGTTGGCGACCATTGTTAATGTATGTATTGATTTTTATTTTAATATGGAATTATATTTTAGGGCCTGTTATACTATTTTTTTTTAAATCATCTATTATATTTGTCGAATTACCTGGTGATGTTTGGACATTACTGCAAATAGGTCTAGGTGGTTATGTTGTAGGAAGATCTGCAGAATCTGTTGCTAGAACAATGGCGAATAGATCTGTAAATAAAGAAAAAGAAAACGGATAGGAGAATAAAATGAGAAACGATTACAGTGTAAGACCAAGATTAAACCTTAAAAAAGGTGGTAAAGCATTTCCTGATTTAAGTGGTGATGGTAAAGTAACTTTTAAAGATGTCTTAATAGGTAGAGGTGTAATTAAAAAAGCAAAAGGCGGCCAAGCTAAAATTAAAAAAGTTATGAAAGAGTTTGGAAAAGGAAAATTACATTCAGGTAAAAAAGGACCAGTTGTTAAATCTAGAAAACAAGCGATTGCAATTGCTCTTTCAGAAGCTGGAATGTCTAAAAAAGGTAAAAAATAATGGGTAAACTTTGTCCAAGAGGAAAAGCTGCTGCAAAAGCAAAATTTAAAGTGTATCCGAGCGCGTACGCAAACATGTATGCATCTGCCGTTTGCTCTGGAAAAATAGTTCCAGGGGGACGTAAAAAGAAAATGGGTGGTGGTAGTATTTCACAACAAAGAAAAATGGTATCTAACTATAAACAAGGTGGCATTGCAAAAGGTTGTGGTGGTGTAATGGAAAACAGAAGAAAAGTTACCAAAAAATACTAACATGGGTTTACGAAAGTGGGTTCAAGAAAATTGGGTTGATATTGCAAATAGAAAACCCGATGGATCTTATCCAAAGTGCGGAAGAAGCGGCGGAGAAAAAAGAAAAAATTATCCAAAGTGTGTTCCCATTGCAAAAGCTAGAGCTATGAGTAAAGGTCAAAGAGCTTCCGCTGTAAAAAGAAAACAACAAGCTGGAAACACTGGACCTAAACCAAGTAATGTTCCAACTTTTGCAAAAAGAAAAAAAATGGGTAATGGAGGTTTAGTGTAATGCCAAGAGGGACTTGTTGGCATGGATATGAACAAAAAGGAATGAAGAAAAAAGGAAATAAATTAGTTCCTAATTGTGTAAGAGTAGGTAAAGTAAAAGGTGGTTTAGCAAGACAAGCAGCTATTGCTATATCAATGAAAAAAGCTGGTAAAAAACCAAAGAAAAAATGAAAAGAATTCCTAGAAAACCTGGACAACCTGCAAGATCAAAAAAACATTCTGATTTATACACAGATGAAAATCCAAAAGGCACAATACATGGTTTAAAATTTAAAACAGAAACTGACGCTAGAAAAAGCGTTGCAAAAATAAAAAAAAGTGGACGTAGTAGAGCACATAAAATACAAGCTGCAATAGCTATGGAACAAAGAGCAGGAGTTATGGGTAAAGCATCTTCAGCAGGTGTATATCGTAAATATATTGATTCAGTAAAAAGAACTAAAAAATCAGATGGAGGAATCGTTGATATGACAACGATGAAATATATTTAATGGGGGATCTTGCATTAAGAGGAAAAGGCAGAGCAATGATGGCATCTGGTGGAAGAACACCTGATAATATGCCTGCTAGAAATAAAAAAAACTTTAGACCTACAAAGTCTGGAGCAGGTATGACACGAGCTGGTGTTATGGCCTATCGAAGAATGAATCCCGGCTCAAAATTATCAACTGCGGTAACTGGTAAAGTTAAACCAGGATCTAAATCTGCTAAAAGAAGAAAATCATATTGTGCAAGATCAGCTGGACAAATGAAAATGTTTCCAAAAGCAGCAAAAGATCCAAATTCAAGACTTCGTCAAGCACGTAGAAGATGGAAATGTTAATATAACTAAAAGGAGAAAGCTATGGATGCAGTAACATTTGTTACAAAACTTCAAAAATTTATCAAAGATTCTTACCGAAACATTGGTGATGCTATGATATCTGGAACAGTTGACAGTATGGAAAAATATAAGTATATGCAAGGACAGGCAAATGCCTATCAAGCAGTAATTCAGGAAATCTCTAACCTGCTAAGTAAAAAGGAGCAAAACGATGAAAAAGGAAATGTTATCGACCTCGGAAAAGGAAGTCCCAAAGATAAACCTAGGTCTTGAAGAAAAATATAAAGAAGAAACAAAAGAACCATTAAACCCAGAAAATATAAAATCTGTAGTTGATGAATTACCAACTCCATCTGGTTGGAGATTATTAGTATTACCGTTTACACCAAAAGAAAAAACAACAGGCGGAATTATCATATCACAAGAATCTTTAGATCGATTACGAATCGCAACTAATTGCGGTTACGTTTTAAAGATTGGACCACTTGCCTATTACGATAAAGAAAAATATCCAACAGGCCCGTGGTGCAAAAAAGGCGATTGGGTTATTTTCGCGCGTTACGCGGGATCAAGATTACCAATCGAAGGCGGTGAAGTTCGTATATTAAACGATGATGAAGTATTAGGCACAATTCCTGATCCTGAATCTGTGCTTCACTATATATAAACATAGGAGGAAACTATGCCAGAAGATAAAAACAAAAAAACAGTTGATATAGATACTTCAGGACCAGAGGTTGATGTTGAATTTGAAGACACAGCAAAACCAGAACCTGAGTTTGAAATAAAAGAAGAAACTGTTAAAGAAGTAGAAAAAGAAAAACCTATCGCCGCTAGTTCCGAGAAACAAGAAACAAGCGACGAGAAGAAAGAAGCGACGAAAGACGAATTAGAAGATTATAGTAAAGATGTACAAAGACGAATTGCTAAACTTACAAAAAAATGGAGAGAGGCAGAACGTCAAAAAGAGGAAGCTCTACAGTATGCTCGATCTGTAAAAGAAGAAAAAGAAGCAACCCTTAAAAAATACTCAGTTCTTGAAGGAGTAAGTGTTAAGGAACGAGAGGCAAGGATCATAGCAGGATTACAAGCTGCTAAAGCTAAACTTGCTGATGCTAGAGTTAATCAAGATTTAAATTCTGAAATTGATGCTCAAAGAGAAATAGCTAGACTTGGTTATGAAGAAGCTAGATTACTCGAGTCTAAATCGGCGTTAGAAGCCTCAGCTTTAGAAAATAAAAAAACAGAAATTCCTAACATTAATTTAAATAGGTTAGTTGAACCTGAAATTAAAGCAGATCCTAAAGCAGAGTCTTGGGGAGCTAAAAATAAATGGTTTGGAACAGATTCAGCTATGACTTATACGGCTTTTGATATACACAAAAAGCTTGTAGATGAAGAGGGATTTGATCCTCAAACTGACGAATATTATGCAGAAATTGATAAAAGAATAAGACTTGAATTTCCGCATAAATTTGTTAATAATGCAACTACGGAATCGACTAAACCAACACAAGTAGTAGCTTCAGCGAAGCGAAGTGTTAAACCAGGTCGCAAAACTGTGAGACTCACCCCTTCTCAAGTTGCTATCGCTAAAAAATTAGGAGTGCCATTGGAAGAATATGCGAAACAATTAAATATCACGAAGGAGGTATAGGCATATGGAAAATGATAAAATAAAAACCCCGCGTGCGAGTCAGTCAAGAGAATCTGAAAAGAGACCTACGACTTGGACTCCACCATCAAGTTTGGATGCACCGCGCCCAAAAGACGGTTTTAAACATCGTTGGATAAGAATGGAAATATTGGGTCAAGATGACTCTAAAAATATTTCTAGTAAACTGAGATCAGGATTTGAATTAGTGCGAGCTGATGAATATCCAGGAGAATCATACTCCACGGTCACAGAAGGTAAATACGCAGGTGTAATTGGACATGGTGGCCTTGTGCTGGCAAGGATACCAATAGAAGTCGCAAAAGCTCGTAACGAGTACTTTGCAAAAAGGACTAGGGAACGAGAAGAGGCAATTAAAAACGATATCTATAAGGATCAGCACCCAAGTATGCCAATCAATAGTGAGAGGCAGACTCGTGTAACTTTCGGTGGTACAAATAAAAAATAATTTTTTAGTAATACCAACGGATTAAACAAACTTAAACAAGGAAAAAAACTATGGCTAACCAAGACGCGCCTTTTGGTTTATTACCAATCGGCAAAGTTGGACAAAATAGAGATGTACAAGGTTTAAGTGAGTATAGTATTGCAGCAAGTTCAACTGCTATTAATCAAAACGATCCAGTTAAAGCTTCGGCTACTGGAACGATTAATGTAGCAAACTCAAGTGCTGATACAATATTAGGTTCACTAACTGGTGTATTCTTTACGGATGCTTCAACTGGCAAACCTACGTTTGCAAATCATTTGAAAGCTAGTAATGCTGCTACAGACATAGTAGGATTCTGCACAGATGATCCATATGAGAGATACGAAATACAGGCTAGTTCTACGTTGGCTAAAGCTGATATCTTTTTAAACGGAAATATAATTTACGCAGCAGCAAACAGTGTAAACAATGTTTCTAAAGTTGAAATAGATACATCTGCTTTATTTACGACAAATACTGGTCAGTTACGTGTCATTGGAGTTTCAAAAGGCTTCAATAATGAATTATTAGACGCAACAACATTTGCTACAAACGTTGTAGTAACTGCTATCGTTAATAATCATTTCTATAAACAATTAACAGGAATATAGGAGTATAAATTATGGCTATTTCTAGAGGACAATTAGTTAAAGAACTAGAACCAGGATTGAATGCTCTATTCGGCCTGGAATATAAAAGATATGAGAATCAGCATGTTGAAATTTTTGATGTAGAGACTTCAGACAGAGCTTTCGAAGAGGAAGTAATGTTATCTGGATTCGCTAACGCGGAAATTAAACCGGAAGGATCTGCAGTTGTTTTTGACAATGCGCAAGAAACTTTCACTGCTAGATATACTCATAACACTGTAGCTCTTGCATTCGCAATTACTGAAGAAGCGATTGAAGATAACTTGTATGACAGACTTGCATCTCGTTATACAAAAGCATTAGCAAGATCTATGGCAAACACTAAGCAAGTTACAGCTGCAAACGTATTAAACAATGCGTTTTCAAGCTCATTTAAAGGTGGTGATGGAGTTTCTTTAGTAAACTCTTCTCACCCAACTATTGCTGGCTCATTTAGTAATACGTTGTCAACTCAAGCTGATTTAAATGAAACTTCTCTTGAACAATCATTGATTGATATCAATTCGTTCACAGATGAACGTGGTTTAAAAATTGCAGCTCAAGGTGTTAAATTAATCATTCCAAAAGAATTACAATTCACAGCGGAAAGATTAATGAAATCAGCGGGAAGAACTGGTACTGCTGATAATGATGTTAACGCAGTTAGATCATTAGGATTGGTTCCACAAGGTTATGTGGTTAACAATTTCTTGACTGATACTGATGCGTTCTTTATCAAAACTGACGTTCCAAATGGTTTGAAGATGTTCGTAAGATCACCTATCAAAACTGCTATGGAAGGTGATTTTGATACTGGTAACGTAAGATACAAAGCTAGAGAGAGATATTCTTTTGGATTCTCTGATCCTAGAGGTATTTTCGGATCACAAGGTGCTTAATTTATAAGCATTATTTATTTTTGGGGCCTCTTCACGGGGCCCCTTAAACATGTTAGAAAGACAGAATTATGACAAAATTGTTTCAAGTAAAAATTAGGGCGTATGGCCACATGGCTGATTTTAACATTGAAGCAGAAGATAATGCAGAAAGTATAGAACAAGCTATCCTTGACAAAATAGGAAAAAAAGATATATTACTTGAAGACAGCGATAGAATGTTTTCAACATCTAAATGCTGGATAACCTATGAGGAGGTTGTAGATGATATCAGTTCAAAACCTTTACAAGAAGAAAAGGTTATTAGAACTTGATTGGGAGCAACACTACATTCAAGAGGGTAAATATACTCTTGATATGGTTAGGATCGACGAAAAGATAAGAGAGATCATTAACCAAATTAAAACGTCTGAAGCGGAAATAGCTTATAGACAAATTAAAATAGAGTCGGCTGCTCCTGAATTTTCTGTAGCTAGCTAAAAACTAGCTATTTATATCCGAAAATTAAATTTTCGATGCAGGTATCTCTTGCGCTATTTAATAAATTGAGCTATATTTTAATTACTATACATAACTTTTCAATACAGACCCGTATAGTGGACGGCCTAGAGACTGTATTGGAATAACTAGGAGAACAACTTATGGCAACAACATCATTCCAAGGGATCGTAAGATCATACGGAGGACAAGACAAATCAATAACAACACCAGGTGTTGTAGTATTATCTGAAATAATTTCTTTTAATGCTGCTGCAACTGCTGCAAGTTTAACGCCAGTTAGAATTGGTACATCAGCAACAAGTGGTAATACTTTTGTTTTACCAAAAGGTGCAGTACCGATTTCCTTTACAGTGGTCGTTGCATCATCAGGTGCATCATCAACTGTAGATATTGGAACAACAGCTGACGTTGATGGTTTTTTTAATGAAGTAGCTTCGGCTACAAAAGGATCAATTAAAGGTGCAGATGGTGCTTTAGTTTTAGCAGGTGGTATCACAGCTAATGCTACTGTAGCAGCTTCTGTTGGAGCAACTGCTGGAACTGGAACAGTTACAGGAGTATTCACATATACAATTGCGGATAATGCTCAACCAGGCGAGTCACAGTCGCTATAATAAATTAATTTAAGGAGCTCGAAAGAGCTCCTTAATATAAGGAGATAAAATGAGTTACAAAAGTGATGTAAAACCAGTTATATGTGAAAGTAATGTTAGCACTGCAGTTTTATTTACAGGACCTACGAGATTGAGAGGCTACATGATACAATCTGGAGCAACCTCTGGAGCTTGTATAATTAATGGATTAGCAAATGTTACAACAGTAAGCACTTCAACTAACACAGAAGTTTATATTCCAGTTAAAGTCGGAGCAAACAGCACTGAAACATTAAATCTTCCAGAAGATGGTGTTTTGTATGCACAACGAAATGGTACAGGAATAGTTGATGGTATTGGAATTGCTTCAAACACAAGCGGATTAACTGTTACGTTATTTATAGATAAATAGGAGGCTGCATGTCTACCTCTTCAGGCACAAACGTTTTTGAAAAATCATTTTTTATTGATGATATTATAGAAGAGTCATACGAAAGAATTGGTCTTATAAATAATACCGGTAATCAAATAAAAGCAGCCCGTCGCTCGCTTAACATTCTATTTCAAGAATGGGCGAATCGAGGATTGCATTATTGGGAAGTTGCAAACAATTCAATTTCATTAGTAGAAGATCAATCTGTCTACACTCTTTTTAGAGCATCTTCAGATGGTACATCCGATGGTGTATTTACTTTTTTAAATGGTGCAATTACTTCATCAAGTTCAACAATTACTGTTGATTCTGTATCTCAATTTCCAGCAACTGGAACTTTATTAATAGGATCAGAAAAAATTACTTATACAACTTTAAATAGTTCAGCAAATACAATTACAGGACTTACTAGAGGTGCAAACAGTACAACGGCTGCAGCTCATGCAGATAATGCAAAAGTTTTTAATAATAATTCCATTGTTTATGGAACGGGAGATATTTTAGAAGCAGTTTATAGAGATACACAACAATCTCCAGTGGTTGATTTTCCACTTACAAAAATAGATCGATCTGCTTACAGTGGATTATCTTCTAAATTTTCCACAGGTACACCTACACAATATTTTGTAGAAAGATTTATAGATAAAATTACTATTACTTTATTTTTAACACCAGGAGCAGATCAAGTTAATAATGTTATTAATTATTATTATGAAAAAAGAATTGAAGATGTTGGAGCTTATACAAATATTACAAATGTTCCTTATCGATTTGTTCCGTGCATGTGCGCGGGACTAACTTATTATTTAGCACAAAAATATACACCGCAAAGAGTACAAGAAATGAAATTATTATATGAAGATGAATTAAAAAGAGCTTTAGATCAAGATGGCTCTTCAACTAGTTCATTTATAACACCTAAAGTTTACTATCCAGGAGCATAATGGCAAAATCAGTTAGAGGTAAATACGCTTATATGATTTCTGATCGGTCAGGTCAGAGATTTCCATATGAAGAAATGGTACAAGAATGGAATGGTTCATGGGTGCATATATCTGAATATGAACCAAAGCAACCACAATTAGATCCAAAACCAACTACAGCTGATCCACAAGGTTTACAATACGCACATCCTGATCGAGTGGAACCTGA